CAGGAAGCATCCTTTCATCTGCGGTAACCGGATCATCATCGTACGCTTCAACGAAATCAAAATCATCAAAATCACCCTCATCTACTACAGGTGATTCATATTGAGAATGTTCAGGTTCTTCTTGAACATTATGACCTTCATTTATCTGTGTGTCTGTATCTTGGTTACTCATTTGGGGCTCCTGTATTTCTTGTGGAGGCTGTCGTTGATCTTTTAACTCATTCGCAACATCCTTTAATGTCTCCTTGGCTGCTTGCTGGTAAAAGCTATCATTTACATCTGACATTATCTTATTATCCTCTTGTTGTTCATCTGCATAGAAAAAACTCGTCTTTATAGAGCTTGTCATGACATATATTACTCATTATTCCACATTTATAAATATCTAGCTGACAAACATCTATCACAAATAAAAAAGGGGCGCCTCTATGAGGCGCCCCTTAGTAGCTCATCTCTAAGGATATCTTAGATTATGTTAAGATCAAGAACCGTTACTGTTCCGTAGAAGTCAGCACGAACCATCTTCTTACCATACCGAGTCATCACGCCCTTGCGAGGTGTGAAGTCTTCGGGGGCGAAGATAGTAGGAGTGACGATCAACGGCACGTAAGGTGCGTAGACATATCCTGTCTCAAGGTAGCTTCCACCCTTGTATCCAACTAGGACCTTATTCCGTGGGAAATAGGGATCCTTGTAAACCGTGAAACGGTTACTTAGGGAACCAATGGGTGTCGCACCAAGCGAGAATGGATTACTTGTCTGACCAGATCCATCAATAGTGATGTTGGGCTTGTAGAGCACCGAAGCCTCAAAGATCGTTGCGACCTCCGGGGAGCAAACCACGAAGTTAGCAGAACCTCTAAGGGTCTTACGGTGAATCTCATTAGCAACATCGATGATGGTCTCAACAAGAGTCTCATACCACTCACGAACTGTACCAGTGAACTGAGGACCTGAAGCTAATGTGCTAGCCTTTGTTGCCTCAGCTGCAGTCTTCTTGTTAACGAACTTACCAGGCATACGTGACCAGTAGTAGTTAGCACCTCTCGCCTCTGTGAGAAGATCATTGAGAATCTCACGATCAATCTCTAGTGCGATCTGCTCGGAAAGGATCTGAGTTAACTCAACCTCAGCGTCAAGGCTGTGGTATGCGTTAAGATCCTGTGCGAGTTCCGGTGACCAACGAGCACGTAGCTTACGAGTCGCGGCTGTAACTGCGATTGACTCAATCTTGATGTCAATCTCAGGAATGACCGGACTTGGTGTAGCTGCGAAGTTAGACTCAAAGGTCGGAATCGTCAACACATCACCATCTGTACTATTAACACCAAGGTTAGGTGCCAGTGCATATGATGCAGTGAGGTCGGTAGACCCGTTCGCCGCTGTAGAGGGACCTGCATACGTTCCTGATACGACCATTAACAGTGCCGCATTGGCTGTTGCTGTCGTAACCAATGGTTGGGACGTGAACTGTCCGCCCGAGTACGTTCCAAGCTGGTTGAGACGTCTAAGGTTAAGCACGTTCTTTCCACCCTGCCACTCATCAGACAGAGCTGCAATAGAGTCTGCCAAGTTTGTGGGAGAGCTTTGGTTACTAGTACCTGTGTTAGTTCTACTTGCTGAGAACAATGTGATGTCCTTTGCATTAGTAAGATCAAGACCAGAAACACCACTAAGATCTGTGAGATCAAAGATTAAGAACTGGAATCGACCACTGCCAACACCTGAGGTATCTCCCTCGATCTTCGTAGTGACCTGTGGATCAAACTGAAGGTGACGTCCATCACTTCCTGTTGCAGCAGCAAGACGACCACTCTGTAACGAGGCATTACCCTGCCACGCACCAGATGCTAGAAGTGTTAGTCTACTATTAGCAGAGGTTCCACTGATTGTCTTGTGAACCTTAGAGTAGGTAGCACCAACTAGATCATACTGACCACCGGTTGCGAGTGATCCTGATCGGACACCTTTACCTGTGGGGTTGTTATAGATTGATGTTCCCTTCTGATAGGTCTCAGCAGCAGCAGTGCCCTCAGTTCCGTCTGTGAGACTTGCATCACCACCGACGTTATCACCGTAGGTGTAATCCAGATAGAAGAGCAGACCAGAAGGAAGGCTCATTGGCTGAATAGAAACAAGCTCGTTGGATACGAGACCACCGAAGACACGACGAACGATCGGGAATGCGATATTTGTGAAGCCTCTGACGTCGCCAGAGGAGGCGAGGTTACCGCCACCTGTTGATAGAGAGTTTTGCTCTCTCAGGAGCTGAGCAGCCTGATTTTCAAGAAGTCGAGACATGGTCTCCCGACCATGATCATGCAGGCCTCGAAGAAGTCCTGTTCGGGACCACTTTTCGACCAGTCGCATACCTTCAGCACCAATATTTCTATCTCTGATGCCTTCAGTAAGCTGATTTAGTGTGAATGACTTTGCCATTTTTATTTTTCTCCTATAATGCAGTTAATGATAAAATTCACTTGATTCCGGCTAGCGTCGCCCATCTATTCACCTGATCGTCAGCTGAGTTGGCCGAAGACCGCCCAGTGACCTTAGAAGATGATCCGATAGCTCTGCGAACCGAAGATTCATTCATTGATCCTGACTTGCCCTTATCAAAGGATTCCGTCAGGCTCCTGTAAAGTAGCTTTACTTCTCTCAAGCTTCTAGCATTGTCAATGGACTCAACAACCGACTTTCTCTGAGCCGGTGTTATTTCCTTGCTTTGCAGAAGCTTATTTACATAAAGAAGCTTAGCATTAAACAGGTTTAGATCTGTCAACTGCTCACGAAGTGTTTCAACAGCACCTCTGTATTCCTTGAGCCTCACCGAGAGAGATCGATTATTACGTCTCTCATTTCTAAGTTGTTCTGAAAGAACATTTAACTTAACTTGTAGAGGATCCTTTCCAGGTTTTCCTCCTCCGAAATCTGCGCCTCTTGGCATCTTACCACCAGAGCCGCCATAAGAATTCTTTACACCAGACTTTCCAGAGCCTTTTCCGCCCCAGCTATCTTGCATGTCGCTCTTTATTCCCTTAATCTTTGTGAGATCCTTGGCTTCAGAAAGATGCTGTCTGAGACGAACTAGCTCGCTACGAAGAATCTTTTCGTCGATCTCAAATACTTCATCAAGACCTTCAAAATCCTCCAGCTCAATATCCACCTCTTCTTCTTCTTCAGGAGCCTCTGCAGCCTCAAGATCTTCTTCAGACTCCTCTTCCTCTTCTTCGACTACTCGAATAGTAGGCATGAGGTCCTCTGGAATCTCGAGATCACCTAAGTCTATCTCTAGCCTTGCCTCATCAAGACTATTAAGTCCTAGCATTGACATAATTTCCTTGATTTCTTGTGCCTCTGCTTTATCAATTGCATCCATGTTATCTCCAGATTTGAGCGTCTCTAGCTCAGAAAGATCAATTTCGTAAAGATTGTCATCATTCTTAGACGACAAATCATTGTTTGGATTATCATCCATATGACTACTTATTCTCTGTGAATCAAAAAGATCATCACTTTCACTAAGTTTATCAGCCATTTTTAAAAGTTTTTCTCGACTGTCGCCGTCGAGTTCAGATATTGATTCTTTAATTGCATCCCTAACTACGTCCTTGTCAGACACGCTCTTGAAATCATCAGCTCCAAAAAGATTCAATAATGCAGACATTGCACTATCATCTAAAATAACTTCACTATTAGATTCTGAAAGATCTGATCCAACTATCTCAGAGGCAACGTCCTGTAATACATCTTCATTTGAACCATCATCAGAGGACTCTCCAATTAACTGCTCTTCTATAAACTCTCTTATCTTTGGAGTAACTGCTTCAATAATAGCATTTTTGGCATTCTTTTCCGCTGTATCTCTTAACAGCTTCGCCTCTGCTATCGCTTCCTCATAAAGAGATTTTGACATTATTGATCCTCTTCTCAATTAAATATTATGTATTTTGTGAATTTGCATGTAGCGTTTCATCAATTTTATTGAAAAGCCTAAGCAATCTAATTCTCTGCCTTAAAATAGATCTCTCTGTGGGATCGAGATTAAAAATATCGTCCCATCCCATATTCTCTAAATCTTCATCTTCTAAATAGTCAATGGGTGCTCTAGAACTACCATACTGTGTTCCGGCACCGCCCACTTTTCCTGGACCAGTTGTATTAAATGCTTGACCTGCACCTCCAGTTCCAAGCGGAGGACCATCAAATCCATTTGGATACAATGTTCTATGAGAAAATGGAGCTATTCCACTCATCACAGCCGGCATATTATCAGACTCAGAAAGGTTTCCTATATCCCATCTCTGGAGACCAACCATGCTCCCCCTGTCTGCAGATCCTCTTCTTCCGACCTGTGGGTCTATTGCAAGGCGATCTCTACCAGTAACTGCGCTAACCTTTGATATTAATTCCATCTCATCTTCATCGATATCCTCAATAAAATCATCCTCATATTCTTCATATGAAGTTGGCATCTTATATATTCCTGTTTCTGCCCAGCCCATAGATGTCTCTGACCCTAGACCTGTCCCAAAGCTAGGAATTTTTTGTCCCTTTCCATAGCCATGACCTATCCTTTGATCAGAATTTGCAGTTGAAGGATTATAGTAAAGTCTGGTTGCCAAAGAAATTATCCCCTACCGTCAGATCCCTGATACGACCTTCCAGAAATATAATCACCCAACTTTTGGTCTGCTATATTTTCTGAAGTCTTAGAGGGAGATACTGTTCCTCCTAGTCCAGACCCGAACTCTGGAGCAGATCCATCCGGTAGTTCTCCTGTATATTCTGGTTGATCAGCAGGAAATACGCTTCCTGGACCGGGAGATGAAAGATTTGGAACGTATGGAGAGGCAGGCTTTCCTCCGCCTCCTGTTTCAACATCTGATAGATCAGGTGCATTAGAAAAATCTCTATTAAATGAATTTAATCCCAGACCTCCCACAACCGTTCCATCTAGTGCTAGTTCTTGAAAAACTTCTTTTCTTTCATCGTCATTTACATCACCAGCGTAAATTGGAGATGCTGAAAATGATGCTCGTAAATTTATACCGTTTCTAGATCCGTATGGCTTATCATCAGATGCAGCCGGTTCAACTATTGTCTGTGGTTGGTCAGCCATTCTATAATTCCTTTAAAAGTCTTATTTTGAGAATATTTCTAGCTTTTGTAATTCTGTTTGCTCTTCTACGAAGCGTAGATTCTCTTAGGCCAAGAGCTTTAACATAATCAATTTTATTAACTAGGTTGTCACCACCCGCCCACGCATCATCAACAGTGTCAGAGGATAACAATCCCTCTTTTTCTAATTTCTTCTTTTCTTCGATAACTATTTTTCTAAGAACAGCCGGTGTTAATGTAGTGTGTCTTGACATATGATCTCTCCACAAAGTGTCTCAATCATACATATTATGTAATGAAAGAATTAGCTACTCACATTAAGATCTTTTTGCTGTCGTAGCGAACGCTAAATCTGCCCATTTTTGTGCAGACTCACCGAATAATTCCTGCGGGTCTGATTTAGATGCTACCACAGCTGCTACATCTCCGGATGCAGCAGTTGGTAGAGATGATCCCCCGGGTCCTGGCCTCTCAGCTCCTGCCTGTTCTTGCAGTGTCGTCATTGCAGTATCAGCCAGTATCGACGATAAGACTGGATCGGCTGTCATACTTCTTGTCGTTTCTCTTATATTTTTTTCAAAATTAGGATTTGGAATTTCATCTTTTTGTGAAGTCTTATTATAAACTATATTATCAAGCCCAGCTCTTCTATTCACGCTCTGGCTTCTAGATTCGGATCTTACTGATTCTGATATCTGTACCTCTCTATGCTCTCCGATTCCTTCGCTTAATATCTCTATTAGGCATTCCTTTACTATTCCCTTTAATTTACTTCTAGCAGCTCTAGACATCAAATTTACCTACCACGACAATATATCATTAAAAATTCTATCTATTTTATCTGTTTTGGTAAAATTTTTATCAACATCACCGGGGTTTATAGTCTTTCCTTCACTTATCATAAATGCTCCAGGTGTAGAGGGTTCACTAACCATATCAAAACAAATCAATTGAAAATCTTCCTGGACAACCTGCCTATCTCCGTCGTTTCTAGTAGAGCCCACACCTCTAGAAGAAATTCCAAGTGTTACACCAGATTCAACGAGACTTTGAAGTATTTGTCCAGCGGGTGTATTAAGTAGCTCAACATGCCCAACAACAGAATCACCCTCTATGTGTGCTTCTCGGACTATATGTGAAACATTTTTCAGTTCTACCACCGAGGAATCCGGATGATCACATTCACCGAGCGCTCGATTCTCTTTAATAAATTTTTGATAATTTAGCATCTCTCGCTCTAATATAGATCTGGGATAAACCCTTCCATTCTGATTTAAAGTGTCACATTTTTGTAATACACCTCTTAGAACTATCTTTCCATCGTTTTTTTCACGAGACTCTTTAATCATATTAGATGTATAAGATAGAGGAGTCCACTCAGTCAAAAGTTTTAATTTAAAATCACTCATATATCGCCTCCCTTAATTCTCTCTTTAGTTGAATTAATGTTAAGAACCTGGCTATAGACTCATCATTCATTTCATTTATTGATTCATCATTAATTCTCTGTCTAACTGAATCAATTTTCTCTAATAAGAAGCCATTATCTGTCTTTTTCTCAAATTCATTTAAACTATTAAGTGTCTGATCTTTAATATTTTGAACTTTTTCTAATATAGATGTTCCACCGTCATGTGACATTGAAAAGACATATGACCGTATAATATCTCTCTGTTCTGAACAGAAATTATTTTTATACTTTTCATTAATTTTTTCTGTCATTATTTTTACAACAAGCGAATCAACGTCATGATCTATATTCTCTTCTATTGTTTGACATTTATCTTTTTCAGATAACATTCTTTCTATAACTTTTGATTCATACTGTACAGTTCTTGAAAGATCTGATCTATCGTTTGATCTCCAGTCATTGAGCAGCGTCTGGATTGTCGCATAAACTTGGTATTCTGGAACTCTCCTATGATAGAACATCTTGTCGCCTAGAGTGTGATTTATTTCTTTAATAAGAAGAGATTTTTCCCTATCTAGTTTTCTAGAATCACACCTTCTCGCTGCTGATTTTGCCTCTGTTAAAATTGCAGCTGCAACAGCAGAATCACTTACAGTTGACTTAATTAGTGCATTAAAAAGCCGGAACTCTCTATAGAGCTCGCTGTCCTTGTTAAATCTAGATTCAATAATTTTAAGCGTTCTCTTGGCTGACTTCTTATCTCCCTGAATTAACAGGTTTGAAATGTTTCTAAGAAGCAGCTCATAGATTATTCCAACATTTCTTTTTTTATTATGATTCCTCGGCATCGGGTATGCTTCCCTCCTCTGATGAATTTATCTCAGAGATTATAATCCCTTTATTACTTATCCTGCTCTCAAGTGATTTTAATGTAGATCTTATCTGTGATGTCATTTGTGTGTGATTTTTTATCTTTTCATTAAAGAAATTTGATAAAAATTCATCTTCTGTCAATTTTGGAATTTTTGCTACATTTCTAAGCGGGTTTTTAGAGTCACTGTTTCTTTGATATTGGGCATTTTTTCTTCCAAATGGATGAAAAAGAGAGTCTGATGCATCCTTTCTATCATGACTATGATCTGGTGCCATTTGTGGAGATCTTCTTCTTCTAGGTGAGTTCCATATCACCTCTTTCTCTGCCGGCGTTAACTCTTTATCCTCCTCATCATCGTCGTCGTCTTCATCATCGACTATGACCTCAGATAATCTATCAACAGTATTTTGAGCCCTTATGGGTGCATTAACATCTGATATGGATAGGCCCGATATATCTATGCTTTCATCTCCTGTTAAAAGGCCTAGCTGATCCTTATTTCTTGTGTCACCTGCCAGTTCCATTTCTGCTGGTACGGGTTCCTCAACTGCTGCGTCTGCGATTGCCTCTTCTTCTGCACCCGGTAGTCGAACTGCTTCAATTTCCAGATCTTGTTCTTTATCTACAATTCTCTGATCAAGAATCTGATCAAGAACCTCATCTGTCATATTAAAGATATTCTTTCTTATCCAGTCTCTACTAACAAGCCCCTCAACACCCACGGCAGATGTAGCTATTTCGAATCTTGTTCTATATAATTCCAGCTTCTGCTGTTGTGCAATTGTAGAAGGATTTGATAATTGAAGAGTAAAATCAAGAATATCCTCTCCCTCAAATCCATTACAATATAAGTGTATTATTGCCAGCTTATTTAACTCAGCTACAACAGTTCTTTGAATCCTTGCGATCGTCCTAGAAAATCTAATATCCTCTTGAGATAGTGTTGCTTTTGCTCCCAGACCTTCATCATATCCAAGATATGCTTTTGGAATTTTTAATGCTGCAAATAGCTTTTTCTGTATATATTCAACATCTTCTATGGCAGTAGCATTTGCTCCTCCAGCAAGAGTGTCAATCTTAGTTCCTGAAGAATCACCTCTCACAGGAAGGTAATAATCTTCATCAACAGAAAGTGGATTATATCTAAGATCAACTCTTCCTGTATCTTTATCTACGACCTGTGCTTTCTTTAATGTGGCTTGTACCTGCTCCATATAGTTTGGAATATCCTCTGGCGGAACATTTCCAACATCTATATAGAAAACTCTTCTTTCAGGAGACCTAACTACCCTGTAAACAAGCATTGCGTCCTCTACAAGAATAAGCTGTCTCCAGATTCTTCTTGCTGCCTCGAGAACAGATGACCCATAAGGTAAAAATGCATCATTGCCCAGAATTCTCATATGACAAACTTGCCAATTTTCAAGAACCTGATTCCCCTGAGTAACCCACCTGAACCTCACTGCCATGGGATCTAGTGGATCAAACCCCTCTTCTCTCTCTACCTCATTTACAGGAATTGGAAACGCATTAATTACGCCGTGGTCTGGAGATACATCATTGAATAAAAAGAAATCTCCGTACTTACAAAGATTTCTAACCCATGCTGTCAAATTAAATTCCACATTTAAAGTATCATAAAATAATTCATCAAGTAATCTTTGAATCGTTGGATTTTCTGAATATATGTGAAGGACTGATCCTTTTTCATCTGCAGAAACTGTCTCCTCAGCGTATATGTCTAGAGCTGAACTTATCTCTGGTGTATATTCCATCTCAGAGAAGTCTGAATATCTAGCCATCCTATCATATGTTCCATATGCACTCATTGCTGTGCTATAGACATGGCTCTGGGTCTTTCTAAAGACCTCGAATGCAGACGTTTGCTTGGATGACTTGCTAAAGTCACGTACCTTTCTCTTTATGACAGGCCCGCTTCTAAACAGCTGTGTTAGACGTCTAAATAATGTTTGGCTTTCCTGTGCCACCTAAATCCTCACTTATAAATCCAGTCAAATTCTTTTGCTAGCCTCATCTTGCTATTCCACCCTGCAGATAAAGAATTTTTTCTCTTATTTTCAGATCCTTCCTTAGGATTTCTAGATGGAGCACTATGAGGTCTTCCCTCTGTTATCGCACCAGGCATATCATCATACGAATTTCTTGTCATTTTCATACTTTTAAGCATAGCATCATTTAGCTCCTTTGAATGCTTGCTATGATCAGATGAGCTATCAAATAGCCACATTCCAATTGCAAAGCTTATTACAAGATCGTCGTTATACCCTTTCATTGCCTTCGCTTTGTTTCCAGCCCACGTGAAAGTCTTTAGTTCCTCATAAAATCTACTTGAATATATCTTAACATTTTTATTTCTAATTGTCTCTTCTAATTTAGATAATATTAAATTTCTAGTCTTTCCGCTCGTTGTAAAACCTGCTATATCACTATCTTTTGTTGGAACATAGTTTCCTATAAATACAGACTTTCTTTTCTTATGATACAGGTTTGGATAATCAAGATCCTTTAGCTTAATAATTGTAGCGAATCCATAGCTATTATTTTCAGGACAAAGAAGCGCATCGTTATATTTTTTTCCAAATTCAAATAATAATTCTCCAAATCTATCGGGAGGAATTTTTCCTCTATACTCTGCAACACACTCTCCTTCTCCGACATCAATGACGTGAAAAGTTGAAAAATCCTTAGAATCTCCCCTTGCAACATCAGCAGATATAATATAGGAATGTTCTGACAGTGCATGCTTCCATACCCACACATTCATATCATGCCCTGCTCTTTCTATAGGAGATTTACACATTTCTCTTACCCACTCTATATCTCCGGGTGTTAGAAATGTTTCTCCTGATGAGGCAAAGTCACACAGATACTCTTGAGAAATCTGTCTATGTGATAAATTTTTGGTCGTCTTATCAAACCAGTCCTGACCTCTCTCAGGATGAACATCCCATTGAAGCTTAACTGAGATAAATTCATTAGATCGCTTCTCTGCGTCTGTGTAGAGTTTATAATACTGTCCGCCCACACCATTTGGAGTTGAAAGAAGTATTACGCGCCCACCTGTGGAAACTGTGGGGTATAGCCCAGTCCACAGCGTATCAAAATCTCTAACAAATGCTGCTTCATCAACAATTAATAGAGATAGTGCTTCTGATCGACCTGCGTCATCAGATGTAGGAATCGCCTTTATAGATGATCCATGGCTAAACTCTATAAGCTGCTTATTATTTGTGACTATTTCTGGAAGAACTATCCACTTTGGAAGACTTCTAATCATAGTCTTAACCTTGGTAATAAAGTTTTGTGCGACGCTTAGCTTTGTTGCAATAATAAGAATATTCTTGTCTTTTTGAAATAGGGCCATCCATACCGCATATGCTGCAACAAGTGTAGACATTCCAAGCTGTCGTGACTTTAATATAATTGTAAATCTATTTTCCAAGAATGTCTCAACACAATCATCTTGAAAATCATAAGTATCAAATCCTATTAGACCCCTAACTGGGTGCTGTATCTTAAGATAGGAATTGAAAAAATACACAGGATCCTTACCAGATTTGATAATCTCCGATACCTGCCTAGATTTATTGACCCTTGACATTATTCACATTTAAAATTGGTAAATCTTCTATAGTATGCAGTTTTTCTTGGTGTGAAGGGTGAAGATGTTATCATCTCAACACTATCACTTGTTCCTAAGCTTTTAGCGCTTAATGATCTTCCCGATCCCTCTTTAAACTGCCTTTTTACATTCTTCATAAATTCATTTGTAATTTTTATAGATTCATCTTCAAACACTCTTACCTGATCTCTTAGGTTTCTTTCTGATGCTAGGTGAACAACTGTGACATACGAAACAGAAAGTGTGTCACCAGAAAGTGAAGCCTTAACAGACATTGTTGGAGATGAAATTGTTGAACTTTTTCCCCATGTTGAATCTAAAATTTGACCAAGAACGTTAACTTCTTCAGTACTAAACATAATAACTCCTGTTACTAATTATTGTGATCATTCAAAAATAAAAAATGAAGATGCCTGTTTTATTATTTCTTTATGAGATAAAACTTCCTCATCTGACGGTCTCCAGCCTGATAACCACTTTTCTCTCATAGGTTCAGCCCATTTCATTCCACATTCAGAACAACACTTGAATCTTCTAATATAACTATAATCATCCGCTGTATTCATTGTAATTTGGCATACTGGACAAAATAGATAAGATTTTTCTTCTCTATCTTCTGTTATTATCACAAACTTATCTCTATACTCATATTTCTTTCCCGAGCTTGATTCTTTAAGGATGGGAAACTTTTGTATTTTTTTCATTCTTAATTATCTCCAAAGAGTTGTCTACTATATCTTTAATTTCATCCACATGAGATATTATTATAATATTTCTAAACCATTTTTTAAGAGACTCTAATAGTCTACTGCATGCAGCGATATTTGTCTCATCAAGTGCACCAAATCCCTCATCAATAATTAGCATGTTCGTCTTAGTTAATGATGATACATTAATGAGAGCAACTCTTATTGCAAGAGAAGACATCATCTTCTCCATTCCAGAGGCTAGTTCAATAACCCTTCTACTATCTCCGTAATCTATAAAAACATCCATCGCATTTGTATCTATGTCTGCCTCTAGCTCAACAGTAAACCCCACAACACCTTGTAAAATTCTTGAAATTTCAGCATTAATTAAGGGAAGCTGTGACATCATTATCTGAAGAGGTATACCTTTCTTAGACACAGCTTGCATAAAAAGATCATATGTTCTTAAATCTATCTTGACTTTTTCAAATTCTTTTCTCTTATTTTCCATATCAGAGACCTGGACTCTAAGGCTTGCCACATCTTCAAATAGACCTAATCTTTTCTTATCAATTCTTTGTATCTCATCTTCTAGAAGTATTATATTTGATCTAATAACTGATGCTGGATTTTCTTCATCCCTAACTAGCCTAGATGACATGCCATCTAAAATAGAAGATTCTCTTGACAGGCTTGATTCTAGCTGGCCCATCTCATTTTCAATATTATTATGTCTAACTATCAATGATGAGATTTGAACAGATAAATCTGACTGTTTTTTAATCATTGCGTTGTATTTTTTAATTTTTTTCTCAACATTCTCACTTAAAATTGATTCAAAGGATATCTTTGCATCTCTTAAGGATGAAATAGATCTTTGTACTACCTCTCTCTGATCATTTATTATCTTCTTATCTCTATGTGAATCTTTAATAAATTTACAAGTTGGAAACTTGTCTCCACAAGGAACCTCTCCTAATTTTTTGATGGAGCCCACTTGGCGATCAAGCTCTCTTTTATTTTTTTCAAGCTGATGATCTAAATCAATAACTGCTCTATCAAGTTCTTTTTGAATCTCAATCTTCATCTGTAGATCTTTTATAGAAAAGTCTGACTTTACCTGTTCTATTTTTGAATATCTTTTTTGCCTTAAAGCCACCTCACTGGTGATCTCTTCTTCCTTGTCTTTTAAGCTTTCTATATCTTTTTTATATCTTGAAACTATTTTTTTCTGGGCTTTGAGTTCTGACACTGTTATGATATCCGGATTGTCGGATGTAGCTAATTGAATATTGAGATCCTTTAGTGTGGTTCTTTTTTCAAATATATCTTTTTCAAGCAGCTCTATCTTCTCATCATTTTCAATTAAATAAAACTTAATATTATCAATTTCCTCATCCCAGTCTATATCTGGATATGATTTTACTTTATTTCTTATATCATATGACTCTATCTTTGCTATTTCGTGCATCTTTTCAAACACACCCAGGTCGAGAAATTTTGTTAAAATCATTTTTCTTGATGTGGCGCCTTCTTTAACAAAAGTGCTCATCTCCCCTTGAGATGCTAGCGATGTCATTAAGAAATCATCAGCTGTCCCAATAAGCTTTCTTAGAATCTTTTCTGTTTCTCTTCTTTGCTCCTCAGTGATATCCTCCTCGATATCTCCCAAATTATTTAATTTGTATAGATTTAAAGAAGTTGATGCATAAATCTCTCCCTTTCTTGTCTGGTGTTTTATTGTTGATCTTATGATCCTATAGGGGTCACCATTTAAATTTATATCAACTACAGCCCTGGCGCTATTTTTTCTATTATTGATTATGTGAATATTTTTAATAGATCCTCTATCTGTTGTATTAAATAGACCATACATCAATGATCCAATTATAGATGACTTTCCTTTTGCATTTTTTCCAAAAATACCTGTTATCCCAGGAAGATTTTCAAAATTAACAATATTTTCATTTCCATACGAGAATAAGTTATCAAATCCCAGTGAATTAATTTCCCACCTGGTGTTTCTTAGAGTATCTTCTTCCCTCGTCACCTGTGACATGTATTTTTCTATTAGCTCATCAAATTTTTCAAAATATTTTTCATTTAATTTTCCATCTCTGTAGTACTCTCTAATTAATTTTTTATGAGTCTTTCCATCTCTAAGATTCTCCTTATTAAATGTTCCAGAGGCTGTCTTTATCTTGGACGCATCAAATGTTGACTCTGACTTGAAGACTACCTCTGTGGCCTCTTTGACTCTCATTAGCTCATATTGTAATTGCTTACTATCTGCCTGAGCTATAACACTATCTGATTTTACTCTAAACCTTGAACAATTGGGATATTTGTCAGCTTCATCTAGTGTCTTTTCAACAGATCCCTTCCAGCATATTGTTATAAATGGATTCAAATGTTGTATTTCATAAAATTTGCTATTAAATGAGTTTTTATTTTCAATATCCCAGAATAAAAATCCTTTTCCTGTATCTTCACCATAATTTTGCTGTATAGATGATCCGCAGTATGCTATAGTTTTTTTATTGTCTAAATACTGTCTTTTGTGTATGTCTCCTAGAAGTGTGAAATCAAAATCACTAAAAAAATCAACAGTTATATCTCCATCTATCTCCCAGTTAATATCAGTTGTTGAACCCCACACAGCACCATGAAATAATGCAATATTTATTTCGCCTTCAATAGGTTTAACATTCTGCCATCCTTCCTCATCAAAACATGAAAAAACACACCAATTATATCCAGGAATACCTGTCGGATATGTTCCTGACCTTTTATAAAGAAAGATATTTGGATCATCTAATGCAGAGAGTATGGGAGATATCGCATCTTGTCTATCTGTATTGTGTTGTAATCCATCGTGGTTACCAAGAATGACATGCACAGGTGCTATCCTAGACATCTCTGTAAACCACCAACAGAGACTGTCTATCAGCTCTGGAGATATCCCTTGGGTCTTACTGTGTACAATATCACCCCCAAGATAAATTACATCTGGAGACAACTCTCTTATCTTTTCAAAGGCGTCAGAAAATGACTCTTTATACTCACTATGACGAGACAGCCCCCTCCAGTGAATATCAGCTAAATGAACAATTTTCATACCAGCGTCCCTATCTTACCGACAAGAGATAAATCTCTAGACCAGAATATTGAATTTTTTCTTCTTTCTTTAAACTCATCTTTTGTCATTTCTCCTACATCTTGAAAATCACCCAGATCTATCACCCGTACATCACAGCAATATGAGCTTAAAAGATCTGCATATTTTCTAGTTTTCTTTTTCATATCAGAGTCAAGTGATAATAGAACTGGCGTTCTATTTGAAATAATTTTTTTAAAAATATATGATTCCTCTCTAAGCGATGATCCAAGAAGACATGTAGAATTCTGGTTACAAGAAAAAAGATCAAATGGACCCTCTACAATGGTTAATTCCTTTTTCCAGTTTAAATTAACCTCATTAAATACTATGTTCATCTTATCGGATTTTGAATTTATATATTTTGGCTTCCTATCTGGGTCTATTGACCTGGATACAAGATAATTTAATTTGCCATCTGAATCAAATGATGGAATTATTATTCTTCTCCTATGCACACCTGTTGAAGATGTTCCTAGCCTAAAGTACCAAAAATCCTTTTTTGTGAGTCCTCTTCTAAGAAGATACCTTATGCAATCTTTAATATCTGGATCATTACTTTCAAAACTTTTACAAAGAAGAGTGAATTTTTCCGGAAGAAGCACGTTAAAGCTATCATCTTCTCTCTCTAGATTATTGCATCCCTGATCATCCTTTAAAAATCTCTCCCTATACCTGTGTGCTACATCGTGACTAAAACTTTTCTTTAATATTAGAAATAGATTTCTACCTTTTGCGTCACAAACCCAGCAGTGACAGTTCCAAGTTTCCACATTAATAGAAAACTTCTTTTTTCCACTTTTATTTTCACATACCGGACAATAGACAGCTACATTTACACCATCTCTTGCTATCTCGACTTCTCCAAAGACATGTCTTAAAAAGTCAATCTTATTTGTAAAGGTTTCCAATGTACCCTTTTAAAATATAATTCAAAAAATCTAACTGTTCAATTTAATTCCAGAGGAAGCTATTACATACGCGTCGGCGGCATCGTAGCATCCTGGCTCTAATATTATATTTCCTTTTCTTGGGCCAGATTTTAATTTTTTTGTCGGCCATTTAAAATTTATCTGGTTAGAGACCCATTGATGTACTTGTTCTTTAGTGGGTGCTCCTCCTTTTGATTTTCTTATGATTTTTAATCCTACAGACTTTCTAGCTATATTGACATTAATATATGATGGCTCACAAAAAAACTCTTGCTGTGATAGATACCCAACTATTCCATTAAATCGCGCCAGAGTCAGTAGCGTCTTTGCAGAAGAGAGGCCTGGTCGAAAAGCCTGTAAGTTCTCTTCTATAAACACGTCTGTGATATCATAGCTTATGTTAAGTGATGATAGAGATTCTTGAACTATTTGGGCCTTTTCAAATAAATTTTTTTCCTTAGATAGCGAAATATAACCTAGATTTACAAACGATCCATCTTCATCTAATATACACCATCCCGTGCATGCTGTGGAAACATCTAATCCAAGAATCAATTTAAAAATCCTTTTTAAATTTAATCAAAAACTCATCACTTCTTCGCTTCTTGATGGGTTGTGCTAGGTTAGATCTCATTATAACATTTAAATTATCATCATGTAGGTTTAATCCGGTGATGTACACAAAATCAGGATCATATTCATTTGGATCAAGAGATGCTGATATAGGCTTAAACACTGGATTAGATGAAGAATTAAACATTCCTACACCCGCCGGAATATTAACTGTTAACATGTGAATATTTTGCTCGCCCTTACATTTTAATTCAAATTCATCCTTTCCAAAAAATGGAATATTTGGAGACTTGATAACAGCCACACCCTCATTGTAAAGAACAGTTCCCACATTTGCCCAAGTCGGGTGTGTTGTCAATGCATCTGCTCTAAACAGGCCACCCCTCCCATTATCTTTAAGTGATATTCTAACTTTTCCTCCGGATCCGGTTACATTAGGGTCTGTTATAAAAAGTGATCCAGGAAGTATTCTATTTCCATAGAATAAATTAGACATATCAAAGACAGTCACCTCATTTGAGCTTGGGTCTAATGTTCTATCATAAATAGTTAAGACTGGACCGACTGAGGTTTCTATTCCACCAAGATCTGTAGGTGTGCATCCCGCTACAGCTTCTGAAATTTCTTGAGGAAGGAGCGGAAGAGCTGCAGAATCAGGGACCATATCATTAATATTGATTACAGAGAGGTCAATTCCACCCAATATATTTGTAAATTGTGACATATTTGTGCTGACTGATCCGCTTGTGAGAAGATCAAAGTCTGGAACAAACCTTCCATTGTCATTTGGAAGAACTGTTAGGTTTCTTTTTCTTGTTGATCCTGATGCATACACATACCCATTTGCTGTTATATCCAGCACTGTATGATCTAACGTAGATGCCGTTAAATTATAAAGTCTAGGATAATACCCTTTAACAAATTCTCTACTAAAGTTTTCTAAATTAAGAAGTCTTCCTCCCACACCAAAAGAAAAATTAACATTGAACGGATCAGTAGGTGCCTTTCTCTCAGTCTGAAAAGGTGTTATTAAAACATTTCTCTCTCTAGACTCTTTGGCAAAAAAAGGCGGCACATAAAATAATAGGTCTTTTGTATCTGATCTTCCTGATGATATATTCTGCTTTATCTCATCACCATTTAAATCTCTATCGAATATTTTAATATCATGAATCTCTGCATTTAGTGGATGATCAAGATCAAAAGATATGGGATCGTTAGTAAGGCCCGCTGTTTTTGGAAAAAATCCTTCTCGGGAAGCTGCTGTAGTATTAAAAAACTTAGCCTCATTGTCCCATCCTTCATAATAATTTCCCAAAACTAACGCCTCTGAAGATACATGCTTCGGAGGAAGTATTGAGGAAGATGGCACAGAAAATGGATAATGATCATTATCTATCCAGATACTTCCTGTTCCATCACTTACACTCTTTCCTCCCCACGCTATGGAGACATGATGCCAATTATTTTTACTTAAAGAATTATCAGCTGTTACAAAAATCAAATCTTCAGGATACGATCTTGTATTGTTTTTTGTATTTAAATTTACCCTAGATGGTCGTCTATCTGCACTATGACTAAGTTGAAGTAATATTCTATATCCACTTACATTCCCATCTCCATCTCTGCCGCTTCCCGAAACTAATGATACAGCAAATGCTGAAGAAAGATGCATAATCGTTCCGGCTTTGAAGTCTTTTCCGGGATCGTTTGTATATCTTGGGTTTATATAAAAATCTATTGTAAAAGATCCAGTCGGGTAATACGGCCTTGTCTCTCCTGCCTTTCTTTGAGCATTTGAGTATATTAGTGCTGAATCAGATGGAACTAGTGAAGAAGTAAAAAAGTTAAGAGTATGATAGTTTGTATACACAAATTGACAATTATCATAACTAGAAGCATAGTATGGCATCAAAATATTTCTTACTATACTTTTTGCTGCTGTGTTCAGATTAAATAAGTATGGTGGGTCGAATCTTACAACATTAAATCGTTTTGAGTTTCTAGCGATTTGAGATGATGAATTAACTATCTCCATATAGTCAGACATGCTTGACCTAAGATCATAGCCTGTTCCAGCTTCAATTGCCTCAATTGCCGTTCTAGAAATATTTTCTAAATCAATTGCTGCCGCATAATCTTCCTCATTAAACCCTGGAACACCAGAGCTTTCTGCATCATACGAATTCTCTCCCCATTGAGAAGGATCTATTAGATTTTTAAAACACTTGCTAGGCCTAGCAGAAAGATGTGCAGAGCCTGTAGTTAATGCTGTTGCAGGTTGAAGAGATGAGCTAACAAAATCTATCTCTGGATGAAGCGTTAAAGAAAAGTGCTCTATGTATTCAGGAAGTATCTTTATAAGAGACATTCAGCCCTCTCCGCTAGAAGTCTAGACGAACTCTTATTGTAAGGTCCTTCTCATCATTCTTTTCAATGGGTCTTGAGAGTTTGGCAACTGCTAAGAGATTATCTTTTGCATCATAAAGGCCTACTGTAGTTATGAAGCTAAAGGCTTTTTGAGTTGCCTCCTGGCCCGTTTCAATAACCCTTATCTTGTTGTCTGAGTCTGTGTAGGTTGGATTAGATGAATAATTAAATTCATCTGCTGTAGCCCTGCAGAAAATCAATGTTGAGTTTATATTTGTTAGATTTTGAAATGTCATCGCAGTATTAGATCCAGAGCTAAACCTACAACTTGCAAAGTGATCCACTATATTATCAATCGATGCAGAAACCATAAAGTCTGGTATAAATCTAGCATTTGGATTTGCACCATTGCCGCCGCCTATTACCATTCTTCCTCTCGAACCGTCTATCAAACTATTATTTAATGCAGATACAGTTCCAGAAACTGCCTCAGAACCAGATATAACCTTGTTTAAATTCATTATAGCTATACCTTGATCATAAAACATTAGTCCCACATTCTCTAGCGTATTTTCTGAGTTAACTATATTTCCGACATTTCCTCCATATGACATCTCTAGATTTAATGATGATCCCACATCTGTAAAGATCGCTGATCCTGACTCAGATGTCTGAAATAGATTGGGCTTTCTCGTTCCAGTTCCTGCGTCTGTATCTCTAGTTAGCTCTTCATAGGCATGTGATGCACTTCTATAGAGCTTCATTGCAAAAGTCTCTCTCTTTATCTTGTCCCTTGCAAATAATCTTTTGAACGTTATAAATAGTGCCTCATCTATTACATCGGTTGCTGCTCTATCGTCTGTAGCTGATGTTGCCGCCACATAATTTGAAAAAGGAGAATAAAAAGTAGAATTTGCATCTCCTAGCAGCAATTGAGCAAACTGTCTATAATTGCTTACTTTCTCACGCATCATCATGGAGGTTGAGGGAAATAACACCTTCCCAGCTGAATCTACTCCGGTAGATGATCCAGTAACAGCTGAGCTACCTGAAAACAATCCTACAGTTAGGTCTAGAACAGAATTTGCTGTCTGTAATGTAAAATCTTGATCAAATATTGTTTGAAATAATGAGGATGTTACTCCTGGACCGACTCCTCCTGTAACATATACCTGATATTTTTTTCTAGTTGTAGAACCAGATATATCCTCTTGAATTACATCAACAAGCTGATTAAGAAATGATTTTGTTGTTGAGATATCTCTACTACTTAGTTGTTTAAATGTGGGCACTTAAAAACTCCAATTTTAAATTATTACGCCGTTATGTTATTTGAATTCTAAAGTTTATCGTCGCGCCTGAATTCATTCCAGAAACACTGACAATTCTTTCTACGACTGATGCACCCTTCTGCTGATACGTCTCAAATGTGGCATCTGAGACTGCCTTTGCGACAACAGTGAATGATAGCTTAGAAAGACCTCTTGGTCCTATCGTTGGATCTGAATTGACAACGTAGGTGGCAACATTATCTTGATCTATTGATATAGGCGTGCTAGACTGATATTTTAGAAATAGGTTATCCATTGTAACTCTGTATGAGTAATCTGTTAGATCTGGGTCCAGTGTTCCACCTCCAGCCAGCGTCTGATCGAGTATCATATTTCCAAAATTAGTTGTGGAAGAGGTTCTAGTTAGACTAAGAATACTATCAGTGAGGCCTGTTAAGGTTAGTGATGGAAGACGTGTTAAACTGGGATTATTAATTGATATGCATCTATTTTTTAATCCAAGATTTCCATGAGTTGAAGCCTCTAAAACAGGAGAATTTTTTTCAATTTTTTCCCTTCCGACAGTCCTTCCAAAAGACTTAATGTGACCATAATCTACCTCATCATCACCAAAAGCAAATTTAAAAATATTAAAGCTGCCATCGTTTCTTGCTAGAGACTCTCTTCCCTTATCTGTAAGAACTGCGTCTAGTATAATATTATTTGTACTCTGGTCTAAAAAACCCATTTTTATCTCCTTATCTTAAATATACACCTTTTGAGTATTCTAAGTAAATATTCATCATTTCTATATCATTCACCTTCTACAACGGCATTTTCTAACCCGAGCGTAACTACTGTTGCTCTATTAACACCAATCTGTAGTGGTGGACCCGATTGATCGTCAATATTTATATTAACGATACTACTCATCTGATCATCGACGTTAATTATCTGTAACTTATACTGAGCTCCATCTGGAAGAAAATTTAAATCAACTGATTTAGATACTAATTTACTCTTCTCTTCAGCTGAGTCGTATACCTCTACTAGTTGATTTTTAAATACCTTATAGTACTCAGGATCAAAAAATACTCTTAGCCTTGAATGTCCGGAATCTCTCATTGTATCCACAAAAAGATCAGTATTTAAATATAGATTAGGATAGGGTTTTGGTGCTCCTGAAGATGATATAAGATCTAGCTCAACCTTATTTTTAAATTTATCAAATGAAACCATAAACTGTGCTGAATAGTTTGATGTTAATCCTCTTGCATCTACTGCGCATACCGAGTAAATATATTTTGACTCCTTTGTAAATTCTAAATCTCTAAATGTCTTTGCAGCTGAAGTTAATTTAACTATCTTATCCTCTGGAGCCTCTTCTTTTGTGGGCTGAATAGATGTCGACTGGTCAAAGTCTAGCATAGCTATTAGCGTAAATGGCACATCAATTGATGCCCTTCTAAAAACCTGGTATCTAGTGACATCTCTCTGCGGATTCATTGGTGCATCCCACAGTATCATTAAATTATCATTGCCATAATCCCAGATAAATTTAATATCTGTGGGAACTCCTGGTGGGACATTTTCAACACATTCAACTGTATCAGTCCTTCCATCAGATGCAACCATGACTACAGCTGTAACAACCTGATCCTCGACCTCTCCGAAGTCATCCCTATCAACTGCTTCAAACCTTGTCAAACAAACAGTTTTAACATTGTATATATAAGACCCGCCGTATCTAACTGCAGTATCAAGAAGCTGAATATCTCCATATTTATCAACTATTAATGGCGGATGTTCGATTCTGCTTCCGTCCGGTGCTATCTCTAATTTTTCCACATAAAACCCAATGGGATAAGATCCCTCATTAAATTTTCCCGAATCTTCCACAGCTGTGGCATCAACGGCAGACTCCCAGACTGGCTCTATTGTTATTTCATATTCATCAGCAGATATCGCACCAGGTATTGTAGTTGAAACGGACGCTAACTGTGCAGTCTCAGCGTGTTTTACCATTGATCTCATCTCATCTTCGTATATATTAGTTTTATCCTCTATCGATCCTCTCACCATATTATTAAAAACAAGATTATTAATATTAATATCCCAGTCAAGAAATCTCACAGTCCTAAATGCATCAGATGTTACCTCTTGTCTAACATCTGCTTCTGCATATGTTACTCCCTGTGACTGAATATTAGATAGCGCATCTCTTATAGCAGAGCCGTCTGATGACCAAGCAGAAGATGCATCTGTATATTCAATTAGCTCCTCTGACTCTGTATTACCATTTACATCAGTATCGAGACCAAAAAAATTAACAGAACCCTCTATCATTGTATAAAAACTTGAATCTATTTGATCATCTTTTAGGTTAATTCCGCTAAAGTATGCTGATGCCACTGCACCTTCAAACATCAGCTGGTCTCTCATTTCTGATATTGTTAGTGTGCTGGCTATTCCTTCCAGAAATTCATCAGGATCAGTAAATTCTGCAGCTGATATATTAATAAGAGAATATCTAGGATATTTGTCTAATTTTGCTAATTGTATATTTTCCTGAGAGGTGTCATTTAAATTTACTACATCTAGAACCCCTGCAGAGTTTGTCCTCTCATCCTTTGTATAAAAATTATAGACAAACTCTGTTGTTACAGATATTGGCTCTGGTATATTGATGAGTGTTACAGGTCTAGAAGGATATGTTGTAAAATTCCACTCGGTGGATACGGGCTCAGATTCACTTTGCACTATTTCAGTTGCATCAAATCCGGCTCGCTTTGTAACAGATGATGCTGCATCGTTGGCAAATGGTTGTGCCATATCTCATATCCTCCCTTTAATAAATAGTATAGTCATAGCTTATTCACTTATGCAATGTCACCGGTCCAGATACGACTGCTTCCCTTCAGCGCCGCCCTGAGGCTCTGATAAGATATCATCTGCGGCCTGCTCCTCTGATGCAGTGCTTGTTTCTCGTGCCATATTCAGCGGACCACCTCGATTTGCCTGTTGCTTTGCATCAGCACCGGTGACCCAGTCATCTGATCCTGCCATAGTTAATGTTGCATCAGTTGCTGCTTCGTCGAGCTCTACAGGCATACTGGCAGGAAGCATTAAAGTCATGTCAGCAAAAAACTGATAATATGTTGGCTTTATGACATCTGCCGCAAGTGAAGACTGCTCATCGGGAAATGCCATAGATTCGTAGTCGGGCAATCCGGTGGATCCGTCAACTGCAAGATCAAGGGCGCTGTCTGCTGAAGCGTCATTCCAGTCGCTCTCATCAATCAATATACAAAAAACCCTATCAAAGATCTTTGGGTATAGTATTCTATTCCTATACTTTTTACCACTGAATACTATTGATCGCTGCAACTCTCCTACAAGTCTACTGTAGTTGATGCTACTCACTGCATCTCTTGTAGGAAACCTCTCTCCAAGCTCAAGCTTGAGCCTATCAAACTCCTGCTCCAGGCCAGGATCTGGTCCATCAAAAAATATCTCCTGTTCTAAAAAGGGAAAAATATCCTCATTGACATCTATACCAAGTGTTAGCATCATGTATAGCTTGAGATAAAAATCATTGACATGATTTCTAAAAATTGTTTTATATACACTGTCTCTAAGATAATTCTTATCGTATGAATTATAGACATCTCCTTGTGTATCACCAGTAATTCCATCTACTCCGTAGCTGTAGACTGTAGTATTATCAAGAAGATCATTTACTGTCCACCCGTCTAAAAACACCTGAGCTGCATCTATATTATCTGCTTCAGACACCTGAACAATACCGGGTGTCGCTGAAGGCTTTGAGGATCTTCCCTCTATTATAAACTTTGATGTGTCAAAGATGTATTCTTTTGGAATCATCACCTCTGAATCGTCTATGAGATTTCTTCTATAGATCCTGAGCTTTATAACCGTTGTCTCCCAATACTCTAGATTAGCTGTTGAATCTACGGCTGCATTTCTTAATCTCTCGATTGCTCCTGCTGGAATTCCAACAACAAGTATTCTTCTTCTACCTGACCTGTATGTTGTCATGAATTCACCATCCAGTGAGATGGTTGCAAGATCATTCATCTGATTAATCATAGTTGCCTTTGTGGCCGGCAGATATGGATACTCTCTATTTGCCTGGTTAAGAGAGTCCTTTAATGCATAGTTTAAAGACAGCGAATCTCTTGAAAGTGATGTAAGTGCTAGTCTTCCAAACTCTGGATCAGATTTGATCATCGCGAGGACCTCGTTTACATCAGAGCTTTCAATGTCTGTATCCTTTAAAAAGCTTGTTAGTGCATCAAGATCACCGCTTAACCTATCAAATGCTGCGACAAGGTAATAAACATTATTAACAATATTTACATCCTGTTCTAATATCCTCGTGTATGCAAACTGTGCTATATCGTATGCTGTTCTTATCTGTTCAAGTTCACCATACCTGTTATTTCCGGACCAGTCATAATGGCAGCCGCCGTCGTATCTAAGCATTCCATTACCTTCCAGTGTTGCCTGATAGTCCCAGTTTACTTGACCACCTTCTCTTAAAAATGTTATTGCGTCAAAGAGGCCTGCTCCTGCCCTTTTACTGTACCATATCTCTGCTCCTACATCAGCTTCTCCGCCGCGATAGGACAAGCCAGTTTCTGAAGACATGGGTCCTCCAAACCACCCAGTCTTCACAGGGCCTGGGTCCGCCGGCTCCGGCTCCGGAGGGGGAGGTGTAACTCTTGCCCACATTGATCCAAGTAACATAGACTCTATGAACATGTAAGCGGTTGCCACCCTTGTGTAATATGTCGCCGGTAGGTAGTCAGAGATGACATTATCAAAGGCCTTGGTGGAGCCTCCATGTATAAGTCCCATATGTGTCTGGAAGTCAAGGACTGCCCTCCAGCAGAGAGAAAGCGGAGATCGATTACCAGTTCCAGAAAGTGCCTCTGCAATTTGGTCCTGTGTTAATGAATCAGTTGTGTTTATACATAGTTTTCTAATATCAGAATCTTCTGCATCACCTCGAAAACCAGCTCCACTTTGCACACTCACTCTATCAACATATTCTCCTGTTCCCGCGTGATTTCCTACAGAGATGCCATCTGAATTTGTGCACCAGCTATATATTGCGGCAGATGCTTCGTAAATATATTGGTCTCGTACCTCACTCATGTCTTCAGACTCATCTTGTCTATCTGCTGCGTGAGTCATTGCTATCTTGAATAGTAAAAATGAAATCTCCTCATCCGCAGCACCGATAAGCATGCACCACAGCTGAACAGCCTCCTGCCAGTCTAGATTTGTTCCATGGCCAGCCACATCACTACCGTAGCGCTGTAGCTCATCCAATATTATATCTAAAAATGATGCCGCTGATGTTTTTCCATTCAGGCCTATGGGAGCGGATACTTCGAGGGTGCTATTAAGGTCCGCAAGGCCGTCGCTTACCGCAGTTGTATCGTGAAGGACAAGAAGATTTAACATATTTATCAACTGAGATTTCATGACTTTAAGCTTGCCGCTAAATGCATCCATCCTGATAAGTGATTCGTCTATATTTGCGCTGAGTAGCTCTCCTAAAAGATATCTTTTTCCAGACTCCTGATTAAATGTTCCATCGGGAACATTGGTACCGATATTGAATGATAGGACCTTTCCGTCATCTCCGATTGGTGTAAGAAGCTCTAGTATAAGTGAGCCAGGCTCTCCTTTTGGGCTTATATTATTAATATTTGATTGCGAAGATGTAGGATCTAGACCAAGCATCGCATACAATGCACCGGCTACATTTATAACTGTAGGTGAATCCGACGGTGCGACTACCCCTGTCAGCAAGCTGCTTCCGGGAACCCAGCTACTAAGCTTTGTAGTAGATGTCGCACTAAAGATATTATCAAATCCTAAATCTTCTAATGTGTATCTAGAAAAAGAATTTAATAAAATGTAATGTGACCCAATGATCCTGCATAAATATGCGATTAGTGCACCCGTCTCATCATCAAATATGAGATCTCTCATGGCCACATAATCACCGAGCGTAAAGGAAGCCGCGTCGGTAGTAGACGTGTTGGTTGAATTTGAAAATCCAACTGTTTTAAATCCGAAGCTATCTGAGCTTACGGTCCAAAATTCTGACGAAAATTGCCACGCTTGTAATATTGAAATCATACTCTGAGCTGTGTCAGCATTGATTCCTATGATCTCACCACCGTCTGAAGATGATTTATTATTATATTGATTTCCACTAATTGGAAATAGTATTCTATTAATTGTGTCACAAAGTATCTGAACGAGCACAGCTGTATCAGTTGAATCCATTATGAAGCCGCTTCTAAAGAATAGATTTGTCGTGAGATGCTCTACTAGGCTTAGTACACCCTTTGACTTGTTTGTTACAATGTCATCATCAAATGAATCATATATCCCATCAATGGTGCTATTAGAATTATCTAAATACGAATTTGCCCTAACCTGCATAGAATATAGAATGGCAGTTATCAGTTTATAAAGTTTGCTCAACCACTCAAGAACTGTCTGAGCCTCTTCCATATAGGAATTGTATTGATTTATCAATGCTTCAGAGTCGACCAAAAGAGACTCACTAGACTCTGTAGCTTCGAATTGTAAGGTTCCATCTACTGCGTGGAGGCCCATCTCCTGAGATAAAAACTCTAGGGCCTCTGAATATCTTAGCTGTTTTAATTGACCCTGCATATCCATTAATTCTGCTGCTGCTGATGAATACGTTGTTTCATTTATTCCTGTCTCAACTGCATCTAAGACACTTTCAACAGGAGCCTTGTACTCTACAGATGACAAGATATCTAATCTTGTTTGAGAAAATCCTCTTTCAACCAATACTGCCTCTAGATCATCATTTTTGAAATCATTTCCATAATCATATCCAGATACAGCGGCTTGATCACTTGTTAGATCACTATCTACTTCAAAATTTGAAGAAATAATAGACGTGGGACTAAAGTTATAATCTGCCAGGTCTATGGGAACAATTGTCATGTCAGCATGACCCATAGAAAACTTTGATGGAATTGGCATGTTCTTTATCCCCTGTATCCTAGAGCTTCAGTCTCTTTTTCTTGAATTATTGTTCCCAGTTTTGTAGTGGGTCCAATATCACCATCATAAAACACAGGCTGAATAAGATATTCTATTTTTCCAATAAATTTTTTATTGGATGAATCAATAAATCTATACCCATCCTGAACTGATTCTCCAAATGATGTTCCTGCACAATATATTCTTTCATTCTTTTTTGCTTTTATGATAAAATAGTCAACTAGCCCATAGCTTGAAGAACCTGTTTTTCTAATAGACCACTTTATAAGATTTGATCCGCTACCAGTTCTTGAAATTCCTATTGGAGAAATTTCTATTTCTCCTATGCCAGTATTCACCTTAAAATCAACAAAATCTCCGGTAATATTAACACCAAGAAGAGAAGATCTATGATTTTCCTGTAGTGCTAAACCCGTGCTTAGTGTTCCAGTTCCAAGTGAAATAGAGGAATATGACTTGTCTAGTGACATAACAGATAGTGAAGCCGCAGCGTTTTCTCCGCCAGAAGTTATATCTTGATTTAATGCAACTGTAGACTTTATTGATGCCAATGCCATTGGATCTCTTAAAAGTGCTGTTGAAGCTATAACGGGTTCTGATTGTGCAGCACCATATGTAAGCTCATTTATAGCATCTTCAGGTGACACTAGAGCTGACATAACTCTATATGAGTATTTTCTTCCCAATTTTGGAGGAGATATGTTTGTTCCGTCATCGTTTATTGTTCCTCCGGCGAAAACACCCATATACTCCATTTCACCTGATATCAAATCATCTCTATACACAGTATACGATATCAAATTTTGAAAATCAGAAGATATAGATTCAAGACCTTTATCATAATATCCCTGTAGCCCTGCGTCGTTTAAAAGGGCTACTAGCTTATCTGCATCTGTCTCTTTTATTTTTCCTTCTACATCAAAGGATACAGATCCAACATTTTCATGTGATCTTGATGAGTTTTGAGACGCCTTATCAGAAAATGATATATTTGAAACTAATATTTCAACAATACCTTGCGGCTCTATAAAATTATGAATTCTGGATACTGATGAGATCATATTTATTCCACTCTGCGTTACCAGTCCTACAGTATATTGATAAATCCTTCCCTCCATGACATTTCTATCTACTACCGTGTAGTTCTTAATTAGTGATCCCACACCTGCATATCTTGACAGCTTATCTCCTCCTTCATTTTCATCTCTCGTAATAGTTTTTGTAACAACCTCATACGTTCGTTGATGACATGTAAGATCTTTTCTCATTATATACGCTGCAGCAAATACTCCGGGAACATTTTTTATCACTACCTCGACTCCACGCGTTATTGATCTTGTGGAAAGCGTAACATGTCGAGATATATGATTTCCTGCGACAATAGATGATGTATTGAAATTTCCGTATCTTTTTCCTGATGTTCCAATTCCTATGACTCTAAATATATAAATTGATCCATCTTCAGGATTTGTAATCGTATTATCTACTTCCTTAATCAACGATCCGGGAGATGAAAAATTAATTCCTCTAGACTGAATTTTATTACGAGAAGGTGGTGAACTGAGCACAGTTGTGACTGGAAAAGTACCAACTTTATAAAATCTTGAATCTAATAATGCGTGTGTATCTCTTATGACTCTAACATATACATCCCAGCCGGTTATTCTTGGATCATTTTTTTCACTAAACCTAAAGACGGTATTATTAGAAGGAAATTCACCCTTTTCACATGAAATTTTTGGAAATGAATCCGGAGAAAGAAAATCTGATAGCATTGCTTGATGATCTACATCAAATCTAATTGTTTGCCCTATTATTCCTCTCTCTCCCACTATGTCTACACTCACAGAAAATGTTGAATTTTTTATATCATTTGGAATTAATTTGCATACGACTTCCATCTCCCTTATAATAGCGGGCTCATCTACCATAAAGGCTATCAAGTCGCTTGATTTAAATTCACCTACAGAATTATTAGGCGGATTTGAGATATTTTGTGAAACAGAATCTCTCATAGCATTCATGATATTGTCTTCATGCTTAGTTCCTCTTGATATGTCTGGTGTTACAAATGTTCCAACTTCGTCTATTGGAGTTTCATCGCTTGTGGCAAAGAAAAATGTTGAAGAATCTACTCCAGCTCTTAATGCCTCAACATAGTTTTCCCTAAAGTCATTTTGACTTACTCCATCACTTTTAAACTGTATTGCTCTCTGATGAACAATAGCATCTGCATCTCTATTTTGAAGACTTCCTGCTCGAACAAGTACGGTCTTTTTTTGTGTTCCAAACATATCTTTATCTGGAATCTTTCCAAAACTATTAATCTTAAAGCTATCAATGTACTTTCTAAGATCTATAAATTCTCTATAGATTATTCCTTTTTTGTCAGAAATAGATATCTGCCTCTTGTTGTCATCTGTCTTTCTTAAAACAGCTGCTGTTACACCCAAAGGAGTTGTCTTTTTCATATCACCAAACATTGTATACTTTCTTTTTTTAGCCTTTGACCTTAGCGTAATTCTGGCCTGGACACTATTTGACTTTAATGCCTTTTTTAAATTTGCATTAAATTTAAACTTATAAACGTAGTATGTTTTGGAATATGAATTAATTTGATCATTTACAATATTGAAGTCTTCCTCTTTTATTATATCAATCAGCTTAGCATCTTCAAATGTAGCTCTAGATAGGATTCCAATATTTCTTTTCTTTTTAACAAACATTAGTCTAAAATTATCGTGAATAGGTTAACAAATGTAGGGATTCCCTGAGCATCTAAGAATATCTTTCCTGCAAAAAATATATGTTTATTAGGCCTAATATCATCGCTTATAGAAAATTCTCCATAGTCTATGACATCAAGTTTTGTAAAATTAAGCTGATTATTATTTATTTCAAATAGCTGCATAACAATATTATTTCCAACAGAGGTCTCTGTGAAATATAGGTTAAATCTTTCTCTTGCTACCTCTAGAGTTGAAAGGTTGATGACCCCTGTTTGTTGACCAAATGCCTCTGGGAGAGGATCTCCGGCCTGGATTGCGCCGGCGCGCACTCCAGATGTCCACGGAGTTAATGTACTTGAATCGGTATCTGTAAAAGAGTCAGGATCTAGACCCTCAGATCCCTCTCCATTTAAATGAATCATAAGGTCTTCATATGTTAACTCTGTAGGCCTATTGAGCATTACATAATCGTCGGGTGGCTTTGCAAGAAGACTTCCTGTGGGCTCTGTGTATATATCAAAAGGATTTGTTACAGGCTCATTTCCTAGAGGTGGAAGAAATTTAAAATTAGGAATGTGAGTTAATCTATCATCTGTAAAAAGCGGAGATATAGAATCGATATTTGTGACCATCTCACTTGGTCCCTGAATCCACGGAAAGGTATTTATTATTGTGTATGTTGTATCATTCTGGCTTAAAGAAAAATTTCTTTTCGTATCGTCTCCAGCAAGAGTTCCTATCATGTATAGATTCTTAAAATTATCAATAGATGATGTTAATAATCCACTTGAAAGACTTGCAAAGTCTCCGGACCCAGAGACAAACTTAAATGAATTGACATCTGCGCTTTCTCCATCTTTCTTGAATAGTTCTCCTCCCATTAATGTCAAAGAAGGGTCTATATTGTAGCCTAAAAGCTGACCAGAATCATCTGTCTCAAATGTTATAAAATCCTGTGGCCGGCTTGTGGCCTCAAAATATATTCTATCTGTTGCATCTGTAGATCCGCTTACTGCATCAGCCTCATAATATGTCGCTCCATCTGTTAGAGATACATACTCAATTCTTAGCCTTCCGCTTGCTATTTGAGACTTTCCCTGATCTGTTACAACAGAATCAAAAATTCTAGTCTTGCTATCAAGTATACCTGCCATATATCTTCCGCCTGATTATACGTATTTATCTGATAAAAGTAACAACACCTAAAAGTTTGATCCAAAGAAAATAGAGCCACCTTCTTGTCCCGCATCCTCTGCTATATTTCCCATATCAATGCTTTGTGCTCTTCCATTCCACTCTTGACCGCTTTGGAACCTCTCTACT